CGACGAGGTAGCGACCTGTTGCTCGTGGCCGCCCTGGGAGCTTCCGTTCCGCCGTTGAGCTGAGCTGGTGGCAATTATCGCAGGGTCGTCTACTGGACGGGCGTGTTCAGTATTTCCCTCGGTGGTGAAGCCCCTGGGGCTGCAAAACGGGCATGGCGGAACGCTGACGGGAAAGTCATCGGCCTCCCTGCAGGAATCAGCCCCGAGGCTGCGAAGCTCGCGACGTTCGCGATGACCTCGTGGCTGCAAGGTCGACTGAATTCGATCATGAGCCTCGACCCGGAGGATGTGACCCTGTTCCACGCGGATCTGCGGGATGTCTACCGGGTGAATGCTCGCTGGCCGCAGCAGGATCGCGCGGTCTGGTCGCGACTTCCCTGCCCCTACTGCCAGGGCAGGCTGGCCATCTACCCGCCGACCGCACCCGGACGGGGAAAGCACATCGAGTGCGAGACCTGCGCGAACACGTTCACTGAGGCCGAATACGAGTCGGCGGTGAAGGAGCTGGAGCGTGCAACGAAAACGGCCCAGCAGTTGGCGAAGAAATATGCGAGGAGCGCGTCATGACTAGTACCCGAAACCCTGAGGCCCCCTGGTCTCCCCGCCGAGTTCTGCTCGCCCGCCTATCTGTCCTGGCGTCGATCCCTGCACTCGTTCTCGCTGTCGCTGTTCTGGGGCGGTGGGTGTGATGGCCGATGTCGAAGCCCTGATCACGGAGAACAGGCAGTTGGCTATCCACCTGCGAGATTACGAACCGGGCGAATGGGATACAGAACTCGAAAAGGGTTGGGACGAAGCGGCTGACCTCCTCGACAGGAATGCGGATGCCTTGGAGCAGTCCCGCCCTCGAGTGGTGGAGACCGTCGAACAGTTGGAGGTATTGCCGGACGACTCAGTGATTCGTGACGTGATGAATGATGTCGGCGTGATCCACCACGGCAACGTTTGGTACCCAGAGACGAACCCCATTGAACTGTCGAAGGTTGCCAAACACTACCTTCCCGCGACGGTTCTCTACACCCCCGAGGAGGCCACCAAGTGAGCGACCCCACCACAAGAGAAGCGCTAGCGATTGCGCAGGATGTTCTGCGTGGTTATGGCCACGATGCCATTGCGGACGCCATCGAAGGATTCCGCCCCGCCCACGAGGTAGCCGAGAGGGAGACGGAATACGGAGTCGATCTCAGTGATGCGCGCGTGCGAGAGTTTCGTTCGCGCCGGGCGGCACAAGAACACATCGACTGGTTGAGACGTCAAAAACGGTTCGCATCCATGGTGGCCCGTGAGGTTACGTATGGCTCATGGGTTCCGGTTATCCCGGAGGAGCCGAAGCCATGAGCGCACTTTCACCCCGGCAGATGTTCTTACTTGACCTCGCTTGCAAGCCGATCACAGAGGCGTTCGGGGACGGTGTGTATCACGTTGGAACCTCCGCGGCGCGGCAGGAGTATCGCGACGTGGATGTTCGGCTCATGCTCTCGGATAAGAAGTTTGACCGTCTCGAAAAGGCGATCGGAACGAAAGCGGTCGCGTTCCTTGGACTGGCAATTGGGCAGTATCTCGCATCACTCACTGGCCTGCCCATTGACTTCCAGGTACAGCGGCAGACCGAAGCGAACAACTATCACGGCCGTAAGTTCCGCAACCCATTAGGTGTGCGCACGCTCGTCAACTTCAAGGGCGACGCACCCCGCACCACCGAGAGCAAGGAGAACTGAGCAATGAAGTACAAAGCGAATCAGCGGGTGGCCTATTACCGGGTGACCGGGATTAGTGATCCGTCACCCGCCAAAGACCTTGCGATCGGCGGCATTCTCGTAGACCGCAATCGTGGCGAGGAGACCGACTGGCAATTCATGAACATGGAGAGCGGAACCGAGTCGGGGTGGATTGCTGGTGTGCGGATTGGATTCGCAAAGGTGGACCCGGAAACCCTCAAGCCGGTTCCTGAGCCGTCGCTGCAAACGATCCTCGACGCGCTGAAGGCGGCCCCCAATGCCTGACCTCGAGGAGTCCAAGGGCAGCACCCCAGAGCAGAGGGCCGAGATCCGGGCGCGGCTTGACGCTGCACTGCCTGGCCCGTGGTTCGGATTCTGTGACGACGACGGTCAGGGCACGGAGATCCTGATCGCATCCAAGTTGCAGGCCGGGCAGGACGCATTCAACTCCGCCATCTGTGACGTGTGTGCTGTCGATGGCGCGAACGAAGATGCGGGCCTCGTGCTCGGCTGGGGAAACGGGATCAATCAGGCGAACGCCGAACTGATCGCGCATGCACCGTCCGATCTTGCCGTCCTCTTGGAGGATGTGCGTGTCCGTGACGAACGGATCGCAAATGTCAGGGCGTATCTCGAACGTTTCGAAGACCCAGAGGATCAAGCGGTTCACCGCCTGCGTCCAGACGAAATCCGCTCTCTCTTGTCGGGCGGTGACCCTGATGGCGAGTAGGTCGAGGCTGGTACGAGACCAGCCGTTCATCAGTAGGTCGGAGCTGACGGGTCGTTGGTACTTCGTGCAGTCGTGGTATCCGTCCGGCCCCAACGGGCAACACCGGAGAGCCCACGTCAAGCACGACATCACGGATGAGATTGAGCGAATTATTGAGGAGGCCAAGAATGGCAAGTAACGAGGAGCGCGAGAAGGCGTGGGAGGCGTACTGCATCGCCCAGGGCGGTTCGGCACCCTTCGCCGATGATCTGAGGGTGATCCGTGAGGCGTTCTACGCGGCATTGGCTACTCGTGACGTCGAGGTGCAGCAGCTCCGCAAGGAGGTCGAGGCGCTGACTGAGGCGGCTCTGGATCATAGGGCAACAGCGAGTCGAGCACTTGAGGAGCGTGACCGTTTAGGCGATGCGCTCTATGCCGCATACGTCGCCACCGGTGCTGATGCGGACGGGGCGCAAGATTGGCGGCAACTGTTCTTGCCGATCACATCACCATCATGGACCGCTGTGATAACGGACGAGATCAATCAGCTAAGGGTTGACGCCGATAGCGATGTCGCCCGTGCTGAGGCTGAGCGTGACCGCTACGCCGCAGTGATCGAGGAATCGCTGAACGTGCTCGCGCACATCGTCTCTCAGGCGAACGTGAACGCAGTGGACGGAGACGACGGGTTCATTGCCCGGTATGACCTGCCGGTTGGGTCGATTCATAAGGCGATTCCGTTCCTCGCACGTCATGGGATTGTCGTTGATGATTTCGGAGCAGTCCATAGAAGCGCCTCTGTCGATTCCGGGTCAGCGCTGGCCGAACGGGACCGAGACGTGTGGAAGCGTGCACTCTTGGCGGAGGCGGACGCAATAGCTGGTTACACGCTGGACTTCGGCTCTGGCGATTCGATGTACCGGAACGTGCTCAGACTGATTCGTCGTGATGCCGAGAGTCCGAGTCTCAAAGCGCTGGAGCGAGCAGGAATCCACGCCGAGCAGATCAGGAAGGAAGGGCAGTGATGGCTGACAGCAAGTTCGACCTCGACCCGGAAGCGCTCGCCTGGGCGCGCGGGAAGGTCGAGAACTACATCAAGAAAATGCGCCGCTTTGAGGAGCAGGCAAGCCACGCAACCGACCGAGAGGGAAGCCGCCGTGAACGCCAATGGCTGCTATTCGGCAACATGCTGGAATCGGAGTTTATCGGCGGCAGAGGATGCGTGATCGCTGCGTTCGATGAACGGCTGCCGAAGATCCTCCCGGCACTGTCCACCCCAGCAGCAGGGGGCGAGAACCGATGAGCACCAAGCCACGGAATCCGCGCTACTTCCCACGCATGAAGGTGCGAGGGAAACGGCGGCGACATCTCGCACCATTCCAGCGCGCTACTGGGGCTATCGAGCGTGTGGGAATAGCAGCCGCCTTCACACTCGAACAGTTCAAGACGCTTGCCGAAACTGCTGCGAGAAATGAGGCCACCCAATGACTACCGAGAAGGGAAAGACGATGAGCACAACAGAGTTGATCGCGGAAGCACGGCGACAGACGGAGTGCAGGTGTAGCGATGCCCCGGAGCAGGATTGCGGGCGGCACGGTGACAGCTATTCGAGGTTGATCGCTGACCTTGCGGACGCTCTCGAGGCTGTCATCACTCCCACCGAAGCCGACGACTGGGAGGCGTTGACTCTGATCGCTCGTGATGTGCACTTGTATGACGGCGGTGAGAACGCGGCGATCACTGGCCCACACGCCGACCGTATCGCGCGAGCAGCGCAGGCTGCTGGTTTCTCTCGTCACCCCCAACCGGAGACAGAGTGGGAGTACGGACGAACGAGCAGGGACCGTCTCAGTGTTGACGTACTGGCGGGCACTCCGGGGAATATCGAGTACCAGCAGGAGCACGGGTATGGCATCGTCCGCCGTCGCAAGGCTGGCCCGTGGCTCCGTGTAACCCCTGAGGAGGCGGAGCGATGAACGATGCAGATCGTTGGACGTTGGTCCCAGTCATGTTCGGCGCACTGCTCGTTCTTTGGTTGCTCGCGAGCGCGCCAACTCTGAGTTTCCGGCCACGCGACGGTCACATTGCTAAGCGGTATGCACGAGAGATTCGAAACGGGATCACGCTTGCAAATCAGGTTATGCGACATGAGCGAACTCGACCACGTAACATGCACCCGATCGGTAGCGACGAGCCGTTACCCCTATGGGAGCAGGCTTACCATCACACGTTCACTCAGGCGGTTCGTAGCGGGAAACTGCGCCCACCAAGCGGTCCCAGTCCGCTGGCACTACAACTGCCGCACAAGCCTGAGGAGGCGTGATGGCTGAGATCAAGGTTGAGATCCTGACCGAGCGACGGATTATCCCGGTGCAGCAGGGTTGGTTGCGCGGCTCACAGGAACGTATCGAGGTTGACGTGTGCGTGAAATGTGCCGCAGTCGTGTTCGATCCGATTGGGCATGATGACTGGCACAGGGTAGGTCTACCTCGGGCTATCGCAGCGGAAGCAGAGGAGGCGTGATGGCTACCGACGAGGAACTGCGCGCCATCGACGAGAGGGCATTCCGAGACGGGACGCACACGAGCGCCCTCCGTGCGGTCTACAACGCGGGCCTGGCGCGGGCATTAGAGATCGCGCGAGAGGAGAAATTCGTGATCGCGCGTGTTGCCGCCGCTATCGAGGCAGAGAGAGGCCAGCATGCCTAGGCATCTGTGGATTCGACACCGTAACGGCGATCCGATTCTCGGGTTCCGGTTCGGTAAAGCCCGCCCACTATTCAGCGAACGGTACGAGGGAACGCTCGGCATCCCGCGCCGACATTTCTACATGTTCGGCAAACGCCTCACGATCATCATGCCTCGCGTTCCAGCCAACCCAAGACAGGAGACAGACCGATGAGCGTAGCAACCCGGGTGAAGCCGCCGAAGGTCAGTGATCCGATCATCTTCCGCGCACAGAAGAACGGCCCGGAACACTCCGTGAATCCGTGCAGCGGGCGCCATCGCGAGTTGTGGCTGTCGGGCTACATCGTGCTGTCGTGCCCGAAATGCAAGATCAGTGAGCCAGACGAGAGAGCGAGTGAATAGCATGCAAGGTCAACTCAGCGTCGTGGTCTATCGCGAGGATTACCACGGCCATCTAGAGCCGATCCTGTCCGGGCTGGTCACCGAGATGACTGCGGATAGCGTTCGAGGCTCCGATGGACGAATGGGCCAAACGAGCTTCACTGTCACATCTGGGCCGGAACCGGGCAGCGCACCGTTCGCAGAGATCGAGAAGAGACTGAATGTGTCCCTTCCCGCGCGGTCGATGAATATGCGACACGCCGAAGAATAGGCTTTGCGATCGGGGTTCAGATCGAATTTTTGGGATAGACTCAGCGCGAGAAGTTCAGAGGCTCTTGAGGCCATTCTGGGCTTCTTTCGTCGTTAACGACGAAGCGCAGGGTTACTCCTTTCACCCTTGTTGAGCGCCCGCTGGTGCGCAAGAACGCGAAAATCCAGCAGTGGGACTTCAGCCTCCCCACCTTCGGGCCTAGGACTAGGGAATACGCGAGCGCCTGCGGAAGTCCATGCAGCGCGAGCCCGTCGGATTTTGCCGCACCCGATCACACATACGCCGTCAGGCCATCGGTCGCGAGTACGGCATCTCTTCGGTTTCGCTACCGAGGGATATAAATACGCCGCTAGTTCGGCGTCATACTGCGCATAGTGCTCGTCACGCTGCATTGAGAGCTTCTTCGCCGTGAGCTCGAGAACGCACAATCACGGCCCCTCGTCCCGCCAGTCCATGACCGTCGGTTCTGCTTCTCCGCGCGATGCGGGGTAGGCGGCGTGATGCCGCTAAGCGAAAGGGGCCCAGATGCCCAAGGAACAAATCAACACCCCGGCCCGTCGACTCGTTGGTTGGATGCGCGAGGATGACGGCACCTACTCAACCACCTCATGGTTTTCAGGGTGGGCGCAGGATGGCGAAACGCTGAAGGAAAACGAGCACTGGGAGAACACCCCCGTGCTGCATATCGGCTGGCATGGGAACTCCGGCTCACTCGATGACTCGTCGTTGATTCTCGAATTTGAGATTGATGCCGACGAAGTATTGCGAGCCGCCGCACAGATTCAGGCTCGTCGGGAGTCATTCCAGGCAGGTTCCGGCGACTCGCTGATTGAGTCATGGCCGTTCGGAACAGTCGTCTTGACCCGACCCGAGGCGCAGAAGCTGATTCGAGTGACGAAACGTGCTCGGGATGCAGTCTTCGAGGCTGACGAATAACCTTTGTTGGCGGCGCGGACATCGACGTAAGAACGAAGGCGAGTGCGCTGGATGGTTGGGCGCGCATGTGAAGCATCTCGTCCTCGTCGCCGCTCAACGTCACGAATGAACGTCGTTACCTCCATCGGGTGGGGTAACGTCCGGTAGCTCACCGTAACGAGCATCAGCGGGGATAACCCCGGTCGGCGTGGGTAAGGCGTCGACCGGGGAACTCGAGGAGTCCGTCATGGATGATCCAGACGAATACACGATCTCTGAACGGCTGACGATTGAGGCACGAGCGCGCGTTGATGCGGCCATTGCGGTCGCGATGCAGCGCGAATCAGAACTTGGCGCATACAACGCGGATGATGTGGCCGAGCTCGGCAGAACATCATGGGCTCCTGGAGCTTCGTCGGTGCATTCATCCTGTTCATGGGTCTCTGGGCGCTCGTCAACAACCTCCTCCACGGTCACGCATGGGATTCCTTCCCGTACATCCTCCTCAACCTGTTCCTGTCGATGCTGGCTGGTCTTCAGGGTGCAATTCTCCTCATCGCGGCGAAACGGATGGATGCGATCTCTGGTGCGATGGCGCAGCACGATCTCGAAACCGATGTGGCGGCGAAAGCCGAAATCGATGCGCTCATGCGAGTGAACGCGGAGCAGTTGGAGCTCCTGCACGAGCTGGTAAAACGATCCCAAGAGGGCGGTGAAATCTGATGGATGACCCGCGTATCGCAGAGCTCGGCCAGTTCACTCCGGAAGGCACACTCACTCCCGGCTACGGCGACCACTACCTGTTCCTCGTGGGGCGCGACGACTGCCACAACATCCTGCACACGCTCCTGAGCCAGGAGACGATGATGCTGAAAATGAACATGTTCGGCTACGACGATGACGAGCTGAACGAAGACATTCTCACCCTGATGGGCAACCCGAACGTCCATGTGCAAGGCACCCTCGACCGGTCGCAGGCGGGTGGTGTTCACGAGAAGAAGATCCTCGACCACGACCTCGCAACGAACGCCGACTTCTTCAACAGCTTCGCGATCGGCCAGTCCGAAACCCACCAGATTTCGCACACCAAGGGTGGCGTGATGGTCGGTCAGGGTATCGGCTTCGAAGGATCGATGAACTGGTCTGACTCCGGGGAAGGTACCGGCATCCAGTTGAAGCCTGGGCCTGCCGTTCCCGGGTTCAAAGCCCAGAACAACACCCTGTTGGTCTCCACCAACCCGGTGTTCCTCGCGCGCTTCTCCGCACGCCTCGATGTGGAGCACACGATCGCACTCCTCCAGACTGCACGCCGAGCCACTCATGCCTGACTACACTGCGCAGATCGGCCTCGTGCCGCATCCGGTCAGGTTCTGGCCGCGTGTAATCGCGTGGGCTACCCATTCGCCCGTCTACCATTCCGTGTTGGCGATCGACAACACCCGCGCGATCTCGGCAGAGCCAGGCGGTGCGATATTCCGCCCGCTGGACTTCTGGCCCGACACCATCTGGTCGGATTTTGACCTGACCGCAGAGCAGCGCGAGGACATCAGCGACTGGGGCGTGAAGCACATTCACACCGCCTACAACTTCATTGACGACCTCGCCATCGGGCTGGCCATGGTGTTCGGCCTGCACACCCCGAAATGGTTCCAGCGCTACCTATCCTCGGACTACGTCCTCGAATGCGCGCAGCTGTGCGATAGCGCCTACCGTGCCGCGGGCATCCAGTTGTTCGACGATGGCCGCCTCCCCGGCGCGGTGTACCCGGGCTCTTTCGTGCCGATCTTTCAAAAGAATGGATGGATGTCATGACAGAGAAGTCTGACGAGCTCCTCGCTATCGAGGCGGAACTCGGTTTCGTGTTCGGCACGGACGGATCTCACGAGACCGCGAACGCTGCCCCTGCGTTTTCGATCGTCTGCACGAACCCGAAATGTTCGAACCTGAATCAGCACTTCCAGTTGCATGAGGACTCGGTGCTGCCGATCCACTGTGGTGCCTGCGGTACGGTGCTCTACTGCACCCACGCAGACACGATCCCAGTCGAGCACCACGAAGGCACCCTCGCGGCTCCCGTGAGAGTCAACCGGGACGTGTGCCTGCTCTGCAACGCCTCCCTGAACCGCACGGTTACAGAGCTTCCGCCGATCCCTGTGGACTCGATCCCTCTGCACCTGCTGGGCGGGGCGAACATCGACCAGATCGTTCAGGCGACGACATGAAGACCGCCAGTCAAGAGGCGACCCTGACGCTCCCCGCGAACACATGGGATGTTCGGGATGCTGTTCAGTTGGCGGTCTTCCAGCTGTTCGATCGACGCGACCCGCTGACCGCGCATGAGGTCACGGTGAAGCCGGCCACCCCTGATCTTCCCGCGGTCGTCGCGACGGTGGTGGACCCGTACAAGTTCGACACCCGGACGTTCCAGATCAGCTCCTCTATCGACGGCGACCAGTTGAGCATCGTCGCCTCCTGCGTCCTGGCGGAATGATGCGACTCCTTTCACCGACATGTCGGAAAATCTACGAGCCGATGTCGGTAGACGAGATCAGGACCGCGGAGCAGTTGCAGGACGTCTTCGGCTGGAAGCCCTACGACGGGCCAGCGAAAACCAACCGTCAAGGCTTCGTCATCCCCGGCACTGATCCGGCACTCACACGCAAATAGGAGCGATCATGGTAGACGGCAATCTCACCATCACGATCGACGGCGAGCAGCTCAAGCACCTCGTCGAGAAATCCGTCGCCGGCCTGAGAGCCGACCTCGGCCTGCCGCCCAGGGAGTTCGACGAGGAAGGCTGGATGCTGAAGGAAGCCATTCTGGAATCCCTCGTTGATCGTCAAGTCCTCGCGGATGCCGCATGCGAAGCGATCGGTGGCACGGTCTACGTCACCCGGTATGCAGATGATGGCTCGCCAGAGACACGGCGCAGGGTCAGCGTGATCGTGCACCCTGAGGAAGTCCTCTAGCGTCGGTGGTCGCGGATCTGGTAGATGCGGGCACGAGTCAGGCCGGTGAGTGTTGCGAGCTCGGTGGGCGATTCGCCAGCGTCGAGCAACTTCCGCACCATCTCGGCCATCTCCACTCGAACGGCTTCGACTTCCGCGAGGATGTCGCGACGCTCGATGAGGTAGTCGCGGTCGGCTTGGGTGATCATGAAATTAGTATAGCCGCTTGACACCGAGTGTAAAGCCGCTATACACTAGAGACATGACAACGACAGCGACCCACCACGACAGCCCCGTCCAGATCGCCAAGGACGCACGCAAGGCAATCCGCGCAGCATTCCCCGGCCTCAAGTTCAGCCTCACCGGAAGCACTGGCACCGGATATGGATGGCTGCACCTCTCCTGGACAGACGGCCCCACCGATCGCCGTATGACCGAAATCGTGTCAGAGTTCGACGCGCGTCTCGGCGGCTACACGCACATCAACTCGAGCCGCAACTACAGCGCCGAGGCCGAAGCGTGGGCAGTCAAAGAGAACGCCAAGCACCCCGGCCTGTACGACTGGGACGGCGAATACTTCGGCACCCGTCGCATCCTGAGCGACACGAGCTTCTAGCCGAAGCGAGGTTCAGTAATGGACGCCGGAGACTACACGCCTGCACCCGCACCTCCAGATGGCACCCGCGGCCCGCAAGGCTACTGGCGTAACGGGCACTTCTGGTTCAACTGCTCAACCACACCGATCCTCGGCCACGAGCAGACACTTCACCCAGATGGGCGAATCACCTGCGAACCGGTGTTTGACGAAAGCGCCTCAATCCCTCGCGACTGACCCCAAGAGGTTCAGATACCTATGAGATGTGTAGCAACCACGAAGGCTGGTAATCCGTGCAAGGCCAGCGCTATTCACGGGTCGACGGTCTGCAATAAGCATGGCGGGTCTGCCCCTCAGGTGAAGGCGAAGGCTGCTGTTCGTGCCGAGGTGATGAAGTGGACGCTCGGGGATGCGGTTGATGATCCGGGCGAAGTGCTTCTGCGTCTGGTCACCCAGTCGAGGATGCGGGTCGATTCCTATGCGGAGTTGATCCAGCAGAAGATCGCAGACGGGCAGGAGCTCTATGGCGACGATTTCACGCTGGAGAACATCCTCGTCGGCTCCACATACTTCGAGGGGCAGAAGACCGGCGAATACATCCGTGGCCTCGTCCAACTCGAGTCGCAGGAACGCGACCGGCTCGGCATGTTCGCGGCGAAAGCTATCGCGGCAGGACTCGCAGAGCGTCAGGTGCGTCTGGCCGAGCGTCAAGGCGAGCTGCTGGCCGAACTGATGCGGATGATCACCACCGATCCTGAGATGGGGTTCACGCAGGCGCAGAGAGAAGCGATGCCGCATGTCCTCCGACGTCACCTCGCTCTCGTTTCGTCCCGCTGACGTCAGAGCGTTCGAAGCAGCACTGCAGAGACTTGACCCGGTCGCACCACGCTGGGCCACACCGGGAGAGTTGGCGCAGGCCATCGACCGGAAGACGATTCAAACTCCCGCGCTGGATGTGATCGACGAAGCCCTCGTCTGGGCGTACTCGACCCCTGAAGCACGACTGATCATCTCCATGCCCCCGCAGGAGGGCAAAAGCCAGCGAGTCACCAAGACGGGCGTGCTGTGGGCGCTGCTGCAAAACCCTGACCTCCGGTTCGGCATCGTCTCCTACGCCCAAGAGCTCGCGGAAGGATTCGCCCGGGAGATTCGCGACTGGATCACGAACAACAACGGCGATGAAGGCTCCCTCGATCTGGGCATCCGAATCCAGCGAGACAACGGTGCCGCGAGACGCTGGAAGCTCGCCGGCCACAAGGGCGGCGTGAACGCGGTCGGTATCGGATCGGGCCTGACCGGTCGACCGCTCGATGCGCTGATCATCGACGACCCGTTCAAAGATTCCGAGCAGGCCGACAGTCTGTATTTCCGCGAAAGGGTGTGGAACTGGTGGCAGTCCACCGGTTCAACCCGTCTCGCCCCCGGCGCGCCCGTCATCGTCATTCTGACCCGCTGGCATGAAGACGACCTCGCAGGACGGTTGGTCGCGGCGGAGGATGGCGCCCAGTGGCGGGTCATCAACATCCCGGCCCTCGCAGACCAGAAGCCGGAACAGTCCGACCCGCTCGGACGCAAACCCGGCGAATGGTTGCAGTCGGCCCGCAGGCGCACCGTCAAGGAGTGGCAGGCGATCCGCGTCCGCGTCGGCTCCCGAGTGTTCAACGCCCTCTACCAAGGCAGGCCATCACCGGAAACCGGCGATGTGTGGAAGCGCGGCTGGTGGCGCAGGTACGAGACGCCGCTCTGGTCTGACGCAGGCGACGGGAAGTCGTACCGCCTCAACGAGGTCGACGAAACCCTGATGTCGTGGGACATGACCTTCAAGGACACCAAATCGAGCGACTTCGTCGTCGGCCAGGTGTGGGCCAGGCGTGGCGCAGACGTGTACCTCGTCGATCAGGTGCGCAAGCGCATGACGTTCACCGAGACGCTCAAGGCCTTCCAGACCCTCGTGAAGAGGTGGCCGGATGCCACCACGAAGCTCGTTGAGGACAAAGCCAACGGCACCGCCGTGATCGACACGCTGAAGAAGAAGATCCCCGGCATCGTCCCCATCAACCCGACCGAGTCGAAGTACGCCAGAGCCAACGCCGTGTCACCCTTCATCGAAGCAGGCAACGTGCATCTGCCCTCGGCAGACATTGCCCTGTTCGAGGTTGAGGCACTCATCGAAGAAGCGGCCGGATTCCCGAACGCGGCACACGACGACCAAGTCGACGCGACCAGCCAAGCACTCTCCCGCATGCTGCTCGACCATTCGGGCGCGAACGCGTGGACGGAAGCGCTCCGCAAACGCGTCAACGCCGTGAAGGTCGCGGAGCAGCAGAAGCTTGCCGAGCTCGCCACGACAGACGACCCGCTCGAAGCTGCACGCCAAGCCCAGTTCAGACAATCCCAATAGAGAAGGTGCCGCCGATGACACTCGTTGACATCCACGGCGTACCGATCAAGTCTCCGTCGCTCGGCACCTCTCTTGCGGCACTGCCGTCACAAGGCATGACCTCGTCGACGTTCCTGGGCCCGCTCGCACCCATCTATCCGGCAGACGGTGTGTCGAGGTTCCCGCGCGGGTTCGAGTTCCCTGCCGGATACAACATCGCTGCGCGGCCTCGCTCACGGTCGCGCATGTCGTTCTACACGATGAAGATGCTCATCGACAACTACGACATCGCCCAGATCGCGATCCGGCACCTACAGAACTCGATCTCGAGCTACGAGTTCGCCCTCGTCCCGATCGAAGGCTGGGACGGGGATGTCACGCGGGAGATCGCTTACGCGAAGTCGGTTCTGCGCAAGCCTGACGGGGTCAACTATTTCCGTCCGTGGCTGCGGAAGTACCTGAAATCGATCCTCCGCTACGACGCCGGCACCCTGTACCGGATGAGGCTGAACTCGGGCCGCGCCTACGGGCTGAAGGTCATCAACGGGGAGACCATCGCGCCACTGATCGACGGATGGGGCGACAGGCCGACCGGTGATGCGCCCGCCTACGTGCAGTTCGTCAACGGGATGACGTGGAACTGGCTGCTCGACTCCGACCTCATCTACCAGCCGATGCACCCTGACGATGACTCGCCCTACGGTTCTCCGGCGATCGAAGGCGTCGTCACCGCGGCCAACACGGATTTGCGGCTGCAGCTGTTCCTCATGCAGACCTTCACCGAAGGCAACGTCCCTGCAGGGTTCGGCATGGCGCCCGACACGTGGACGCCGGATCAGATCATCGAGTTTCAGCAGGCATTCGACGCGTTCACTACCGGCAACCCGGAGGCGAAGACTCAGATCCGCTTCATTCCTGGCGGGATGGCGCTGCAGTTCCCGACCCTGTCGTCGTTCGACGCGGCGAACGCTGAAGAAGCCAAATGGCTGATGCAGAAGACCGCAGCGATGTTCTCGGTCACCCCGGACGATCTGGGCTTCACCCAGAACTCGAACCGGTCGGTCGGCGAGTCGCAGGCGGACATCTCACAGAAGGTCGGTGACGTTCCGCTCGCCCACCACATTGACGAGATCCTCACCGGGTTCCTGCAAGACGATTTGGGGCTGCCGCTCGAGTTCCAGTTCGACCTTGGCGGTGAGGAGGAAGACCGTCTCGCGACGGCGAAGTCGGACGACGTCTACGTCAAGAACGGTGTCGTCTCTGCGTCGGAGATCCGCGAACTGCGTTTCGGGAAGACGGACAACATCGGGGAGATCGTGCCCCGGTTCATCTTCACCCCTGCAGGTGGGGCGATGCCGATCTCGGCACTGCTGGCTGCATCGACACAGGTGGACCCGGAGAACGCTCTGCCGCTGGAAGGTGTCATTCCTCCTGCTGTAGCGCAAGCCCCACAGCCTGCGGCCACGCTCGTCGCGAAGGCGGAGACCGTGGGTGTTACCTCAGCCACCGGCTACACCGGGAACCCGCTGAAGTCCGCCGAGGATGAGGAGGCCGAGGAGCTGGCGAAGTTCGCGAAGTTCCGCAAGTCGCGTCTGCGTCTCGGCAAATGGTGGGACTTCACCTTCGAGGCTGTCGATTCTCGTACGGCACACCGTCTGAACGATCAAGGTCGCTCCGCGCTCCGGAAAGCCGCAGGTCAGGTCATCGCCGCAGGTCTCGCCGTTGTCGCACAGGACACCGGGCGCGTGCTCATGCTGCAGCGTGCCCTGGACCCGGCCGACCCGGCTTCGGGTTCGTGGGAGTTCCCGGGCGGCCACATCGAAGATGGTGAGTCACCGTTCGAGGCCGCATGCCGTGAATGGTCGGAAGAGACCGGTTGCCCCGTCTCGCCGGAAGGCACATTGTCGGGAGACTGGCTTTCCCCTAACGGTATCTACGGCGGGTTCGTCTGGCTCGTCCCGGACGAGTCATGCTGCACCCCGCATATGGGCAGAGATCAAGTCACCAACCCGGACGACCCGGACGGTGACGAGGTCGAAGCTGTCGCATGGTGGGAGCCCGCGCAGATCGTCGGCAACCCGGCGATCCGTGTCGAGCTCGCCGCGGACGCCTCGCTGGTGTTGGGCGCCATCACTCGGGCGCTCACCGCACCCATCGAGACGGCCTCAGAGGTCGAACCCGCACTGTCGGAGGACGATGCCGCCCCTTTAGTTGAACCGCTGGCGAAAGGCTGGCGGGACACGGCACCGAAAAGTCCACAGCACGCCTACGACCTGGTGATCACGGACCACTACAGTCCACAGATCACGCAGGCGCTGGAGAACATGGTCGACGCTGTGTCGGTCGACTCGATCGTCGACTCACTCTCGGGTCTCGTCCTCAAGAGCGACGAAACGGACGCGCTGGCGCAGGCGGTTCGCGCGAAAGTCTCGGGCACCCCGCTGTCGACGGATGCGCTGGAGAAGATCATCCGCGAGGTGATCGTCGACGGCTATCTCGCAGGTGGGCATGCGGGCATGCTGCAGATCGGAGCGCACGCGATCGCGTTGAGCGGTGCGACAGGCGCCGCGGTGGTCAACACCGACTGGGACGCGTGGACACCGGGCGACACGGCTGCCGCGTTGAAGGATGCGGACGGCGGAATGCTGGCGCTACTCTCCCAGGCGGACATCACCGTGAAGGGCATCGCGCAGACGACGCTCGACCAGATCGGCAACAAGATCGCTGCAGGTCTAGCCGCAGGCGATCCGTCCGACAAGATCGCGCGGGCTATCCGTGACGATGTGGGGGCGAAGTTCCGGGCCGACATGATCGCGCACACGGAGACCACCCGTGCGGTCGCGGCCGCGACGTTCGACGTGTACCAGACGAACGATGTCGCTGAATGGGATCTGCTGCTCTCCGACGACGCATGCGAAGAGTGCATCGCCGTCGCGGACGGCAACCCCTATCCGGCGAGTGACCAGAGCGACGCCCCGCCGATCCACCCCTACTGCAGGTGCTCGTCGGCACCGCACACGGCGAAGGACAACTAGTCGGGGGTGTCCACAGCGACACCCTCGGCTGCCAGCCGTTTCTTCACCCGGCTCACGAGTCGCTGACCGGAAATGTCCACGGTCCCGCAGCGGTCGCAGCGCAGCACGCCATCCACCCAGTGGAAGTCGTGATCGTCATGCGTCTCATCGCACGCCATCCACACACCCTATCGGAGGAAGCAATGGCCGACGAAGAAAGATACGTCCTCGGCATCGCCTACCAGGCGGGCAAGAACCCGCTGATCAAACGAGGCGCGGACGGCCACAGGGACTACTTCACACCCCA